TTCATTAAGATCATGCGAGACTTACCAGACCCTATTAAGTCTTTAGCTAACCCACTAGAAGCCATGATACCTGAGAAACCTGCAGTTCTGTATGCTTTCTGTAGTGCAATAGCTGCCTACGTTACTGAAAGTTCAGCCAAGAATTTCACTACTCTGATAGATCGTATCGAGAAGAAAGAATTCTCTGCCATGGCTATACGTACTGCAATCAAACGTAAGCCTGATCTAGCCAAGGGTAAAGGCCCTATCAGTGATTGGCTACTGTCAACAGGTAAAGACCTTCTACTATAGGATACCCTATGGATACTCTAGAAAATCTAATGAAGGTATCAAAGCACTCGATGCCTTCAGAGGATTCAATACGCAACACTATAAAATTACATAATTTATGGAATGCAGGGAGGGGCCACTACAGTATTAATAACCCTAACTCCACAAATAGACTATGTGTTGAAAAGTTTATATCGGAGTTTGAAAAGTTATTAGTTCTTCATAGATTAGGTATAGATATGAGTACAATTATAACTCAACTGAAATTAGAGGAGAAATAAATGAAGCTTCTTAACGACCTACTAACGAATGAGGAAAACGATCATTACGCAGACTTTATGACAAGCATGGCTATCCGTAGCCAAGTACAAGAGTATATTGCCAAATTACCAGAAGATCAAAAAGAAGCTGTCCGTAATAAACGTAATGTACTCTATAAAATGGGTATACCTTGGACCTCCATTAAAAAAGCAATAATGGGGAACAGTAAGGAAGGAGTCTAATATGATAGTGAAAATAGATATAACCCTTGTACCTAGGGGTGATATCGCCAAAAATAAAGCAAGACGAATCCTCATAAAAGCTGTTCAGTCTAAAATGAGACTAACCAAACAATATGAGGACGGTCGATCTAGCTTCTGGTGGATGAGTATACTTAGAAGTTGTCCGAAAGGGACTAACTTCGAGCATCACTTCATCACCAAATGGAATGCAAGAAATGATCATAACGCCATTATGAGTGGTGACGAAAATGAACTGCGCATCCAATTTGAAACACCGGGTGATGCCGTTGCTCTGTTACAGTATGCAGAGAGAATAGCCTTCACTGTCACTGGTACAGCCACTGATACATGGGGTACACCTTATCAATGGTGTGGTGATGAAGGCTGGTTATTAATTAAGGAGAATAAAGATGGACGCAAAACTGAAGATAAGTAGAGCTTTGACTAAGCTAGCTTGTGAAGATCCATTCTTTGGATCTTGTGCATTACGCTTAGACGTAAGGCCAGAACCCCGTATAGCTACCGCTTGTACAGATGGTAAGTCTATATTGTGGGCACCTGACTTTATTGATAGCTGCTCTGAGGAAGAGACTGTAGGTCTTATATGCCATGAGATATTACATGTATTGTTTGTACATTGTATACCTCTAGGTGATAGAAATAAAACCCTAGCTAACATAGCTATGGACTTTGTTATCAATGAAGTTGTACAAAACGATTGCGGTTACAAACTACCTAAAGAAGGTATAATGCCTGAAGCTAGGTTCAGAGGAATGACTTGGCAGCAAGTTTACTCCATCATAGAGCAAGAAGAAAAGTATCAGCAAATGGCGGCTGACCCCACTATAGCTGAGATCTTCGATCATATTGATGAGAATAAAGACCTGTCAGATGCAGAGAAATCAGAGCTTAAAGCAGACATTGAACAAATGGCTACCCAAGCTGCTGAAGAGGCTGAGAAGAAACAAGGCAACATCCCCGGACAGTTAAAGGAACTAATTGATAAAATCAGAGCGCCCAAGATAGATTGGAAGGAGGTCTTGGAAAACACCTTGAAGGGTAATAACCCTGATGATCAAACATGGAAAAGACCTAATAGGAAAATGTTAAGCGCCTACGATATCTATATGCCCTCACCTGAGTATCATGGTATGGGTAATATTGTAGTAGGACTTGATACCTCTGGCTCTGTATCTAATAGGGAATTAGAAGCCTTCCTAGCTGAACTAAACAGTATCAGTGAGTCCTCTAGTTATGAAAGCATCACAATACTGTATAATGATTCAGGGGTAAGTAGTGCCAAAACATTTATGCCCGGTGATAACATAACTGAGCTGCATGTAACAGGCAGAGGTGGTACTTGCTTTAAGCCTGTATTCGAATATGTAGATAAACAAGATTTAGAGATAGATCAAATGATTTACTTCTCTGATATGGAAGTATCCTCGTATAACTTCCCAGATCAAGCACCATATTACCCTGTTTTATGGTGTTCAACAGGTAACCAAGAGGCACCTTTCGGTAAAGTCCTCGACCTAAGAGGTATTTAGCAATGTCTAGATTACAGTTTCAAAGAGCAGACCTAGTAAATATCAACAATGATATAAGGAGCTATCGTAATGAAATAGCTGCACTACTACGGCTTTACAGTATAAAACCTAAGGATATAGGGGAAATAGAAGACAAAAATCATAATCGATGGTCTGAATTTAAAGGAGAAGTAAATACCCTAGACCCCCTACCTATACCTGAAAATCTACTTAGAAAAACTTACGATATCATTCTAACTCGTATAGATGATATGAGATTATCAAGGAGATCACTTAATAACCTACCCGATGGTACCAGTAAACAAGGGGGTCTAGCTAAGTTAAAGGAGCTAGCAGTGAAAACAGCTTCAGGCCTAACCATGCATGATAAGCCTGTCATACATCTTGGAAGGGACTTATATAACCTATCGTTTTCTGATGACGGTAAGGTACAGCCCTACTCCAACTATAGTATAAAGGTTGGTCCATCATGGGTGCGTAAAGTCCATCGTAGAGACCTAGCTATACAAGACATAGCTGGCAGAGAAGCAATGGTACTTGATGCAGAGAAGCTACCCACCACACCTGAAGGTTATGAAGCCTATGCAACCAAAATAGTAACTATACGTAGGCCAATATCTAGAAAAGGTCAATTAGAATTGGCTGGAAAATGGGAAGAAAAGCACATTAAGGGTGCGGGCACATTAGCCAGATACTATGACTTCAAACATCCAGCCTTCTTAAGATATGAAACCCGTTATGTCGTCCGAACTATGACCACCGATGGTTGGAAGTCATGTACAGGTACGACCGTCAACTGGGCTGCATCGACCTTGAAGCGTCGGATGAAAACCATTATGCTAAGAAAACTTAGTGTATAACCATAGCACCCTTTAAGAGAAGGGATCAACTGGAGTAAATAGTATGACGAAAAAAACTAAGACCAATGACTTGATCGATGAGTTAGGTAATGTGAATCGAGGCGAACCGACACTCGCTGAGATAAGTAGTGCCTTCCCGTCAGATTACGAGCTAAGTCTAAGAGAAGCAGCCATCAACCCCGGTCACTACAAAGAAATTGTGCCCGGATCTGAATACTTTGATATCATGGACCATGTGCTTAAAGGGTGGAATGGCTCTCAAGCAGCTAGTCTAGCTAATGCTTATAAATATATGTTCAGATTAGGTAAGAAAGATGCAGTACTACAAGACCTAGGTAAGGCCTTATGGTACCTTGAACGTCTTCATAAAGACATTGAAGACAATGGTAAAAGGTGATTCTACCTAGAGGATTCTCTTCTAAAAGAATAAACCGTAGTAAAATCAATCAATAGGAAGTATTATTATGAACGCAAAAGCAACAAAGAAAAACAGCACCCAAGTAGCAGTAGTCCGTGATGTGGAATTCCACTATCCTCACTTAGCTAGCCCACATGCCCCATTCGGCAATGATATTTGGGATGTCCAACTTCGGACCAACGATCAAGACACTGCAAAGCGTCTAACTGATCTAGGTGTTGGTATTAAGAAGCATGACGATGGTTACTTCTTCGGTAACGTAAAACGCCCTACCACCAACAAGGCAGGTGACGTTAACGAGGCTCCAGAAGTATTAGATGCAGCTAAATCTAAAACAGCTATCAATCCACGTAATATTGGTCACGGCTCTAAAGGCCATGTTAAGCTATTCTCTTACGAGTATAACTTCAATGGTAAAGCTGGCACTGGTGTACAGTTATTGGCTATACAGATCACCGATCTGGTAAAGTATGAGCCAAAGTCTGATAGTGATGACTTCGGTGTTGAAGGTGATGCAGTAGAAGCTGCGGAATTTTAAACTTGTGGGGTCAGCAATGGCCCCTTATTCTAAAAAGAGGAAATAGTTATGACTAGTAAAACTAAAGGTACCCAGAAGCCTTGGGAATGTGAACATTGTGGTAAGACTGGTAAAAATCGTGCTAACTACCGCAGAGATCATGGTAGTAGATGCCCTAATTACTTAATGGCAAAAGCTGGACGGGATAGATTAACCGGATTTGCTGTAGGTGTAGCCTCAGTAGTTGTATTATGGGGGCTTTCAGAATGGGCACTGTAGAACTACTAGCTGATAAAGTAGTTAACCTAGTGAAGCAATACACAAGAGGTCACCAAACCGCTGAAGATGTATTAAATTCACTAGAGCAAGTACTTATCAATGATGGATATGTTACCCCCGAAGAGCTTAACCTAGGTGGCTCCAATGAGGGCCAAGACCTTTAAGGAGGTTAAATGAAAAATATAATTGTAGACATTGAGACTGATGGGTTATTAACAGAATTAACCTCAATCTGGTGTATAGCAATCAAAGAGGTAAATGGTAGTACATTATCATTCTCAGACTATGATGACAATCTACCTAATAATGCTGAAGCTATCCCCCATATGGAAGCTGCTGATCGTATCATAGGTCATAACTTCATAAGGTTTGATGGTCCTGCTATCACAAAGATACTAGGTTATACCATACCCTGTGAAAAGATCTATGATACGTTAATCATGTCACGCTTAAATCAGTTCAACAGAATAGGTAAACATAGTATGAAGTCTTGGGGTGAGAATCTGAACTTCCCCAAAGGTGATTATAATGACTGGTCTGAATACAGTCCTGAAATGATGGAGTATTGTATACAGGATGTCACTGTAAACGAAGCTATCTATCATAGAATAGTCAAGGAAGCTGATATTATCCTAAGTAATACTTCAGGTAAATATCAACAAGCTATTGATATTGAGCATAAAATGTCTCACTATACAGCCATGCAATGTGCTAACGGCTGGGAGTTTGACCAAGAAGGTAAGTTAAATTTAATGAAATTAATTCAAGATGAATTAACCCACATTGAAGAAACTGTAGAACCCCTCCTTGGCTCAATAACAATAATGATTGATAAGGAACCTAAATCACCTAAGTATAAGAAGAATGGCGAGTACACCTCTGTATCTGCCAGAGTCTTAGGTGAGTACTTAGGTACTTATGTAGACCCTTCCGATGCGTTGAAGGTACCACCCCCTATAGCACCCGGTACCAACTTTCAACGGAGTGTACTGACACCTGCACGTATAGGCAATCAAGATCATCTGAAAGACTACCTAGAGCGTAATGGTGTTGTATGGGATGACTGGAACTTCAAGAAAGTAGATGGTTCCTTTGTAAAGACCTCACCTAAACTAACTACCAGTGCCTTAACACGTATAGGGCCAACTGGTGTTATGATAGATAGGTTCTTCACGCTACGTGCTAGGCTATCAGTACTAACAGGATGGGAGAAAATGTACTGGGATGGTCGACTGCACGGTGATGTAATAGATATAGGTGCTGCCACAGGTAGGCAAACTCATATCGGTATAGCTAATATACCTTCACCTAAAGCTGCTTATGGTTCCCAGATACGTCAGTTGTTTGGGGTAAGCAAAGGTAAGACTATCATATCAGCAGATGGTGCAGCATATCAAGCCCGTATCATGGCACACTTCTCTAAGGATAAAGAGTTTATTGCCGAGATTATTAGTGGTGATATCCACCAGAAAAATGCTGATGCAATAGGATGCCCTAGAGCAGACGCTAAGCCTTTCTTCTTTGCATGGGCATTTGGTGCTGGAGGACGTAAGTTAGCTAGGATACTAGGTATTGCAGAAAGTGGAGGTAATAAAGCTAAGAATAAGTTTCTTAATCGATGGCCTGCTCTACGTGACCTAACTAAGAAGTCACAAACTGCTGCTCAACGAGGATATTTACTGGGTGTTGATGGTCGAAAGATTATCGTAGAAGAAAGTTATAAAGCATTCTGTTATCTAATTCAAGGTACAGAAGCTATTATCTTCAAGCACACCATTGTAAGTATCAATGAAGCATTCGAAGCCAAGGATATTAAATTCCTACAATTACTCGCATACCATGATGAGTGTAGTTGGGAGATTGACCCTGCTGATGCTATTGAAGCTGAAGTAATTATCCGTCATTGCTTTCAAGAAACGCCTAAGAAGTTCGGTATTACCCTCATGTGTGCGGGTGATGTTAAATGTGGAAATAACTATCTGGAGGTTCACTAATGTTACTAACTGTTGTGCTAATATGGATAGCTTGTGTTTATATAGTATGTATAGGTGAAACATGGAGGAAGAAATAATGAAATATTACTATGATGCTGATGCATTAGTATATGTAGCTTCTTGGGGTGATAAAACACTTGAAGAGGCTTTAGAAAAACTAGATCATTCTATAGAAGCAGTCCTAGCGAGCCTATGGGCACATATAGATGATGTAACCTTTGTAGTTAAGGGTAAAGGAAACTTTAGGCACGGTATATACCCACAGTATAAATCTCACCGAAAGTCTGAAGAAGACCCTGAAAAGAAAGCTATCATGGATGCTGTATACGAGCGATTGGTTAACCACTATAAGGCTATTAAAGCTGATGGTGAAGAAGCTGATGATGTAGTAGCTTATCTTGCAATGGCTAACAATGGTACCATAATCAGTCCAGATAAAGATCTGCGAACTGTACCTGTACCAGTGTATAACCCTCAAAAAGATATACACCACCCTGCCGACATAGACGGTGCGCATCTACTGTTACACTTACAGATGTTAACAGGTGATAGTACGGACGGTATACCCGGTATTAAAGGCATCGGTATCAAGAAGGCTGAGAAAATCCTGCTAATGGTACCAACGTCCAAGAGGTTATCCGTCGTGAAAGAAGCCTATCGTACTCTGTCTAATGAACCTGAA